CCGTCAACCACTTTGGTTTTTTCGAATTTCTTCGCATTGCCTTCGATGGTTGTTTTGGTTTCGTCACGATCAATCGCGCCGCCAGAGGCTTTGTGATGAATTTTGCCGCCGTGCTTGGCGTGAGCCTTGCCACCGTGTTCGGCATCCTTCATTTTTTCGTGGTGCTTCAGTTCTTTTTCGACCTTGTGCAATTCTTTCTCGACCTTGCCGCCCTTAGCGTACTGGTTGGGATTCATTGCCTTGCGGCGCTCAGACATAGAAGGCTTGCTGGGGGCTTTGCCGTGCTCAGACTCGAAAGCCTCGTGAGCGCCGTGCATCATGCCGCCAGCAGCGTGGTGCATCGACTTGTGGCCGTGCTCCTCGTGGTGCTTGGCGTGAACCTTGCCACCTTTTTTGAGTTTCAGAATAACTGAAGGCTCATCGGTCATCATTTTGACCATTGGTTTGAATTGACCCATTGTGGCCTCCTATTAGGCTTGAGTTACGCCAAGAGCACCAGTGCGAGTTGCAGTGGGACCTGTGGCAATACCGGGCAAAGCAATCACAACCACCAAGCGTTTCACGCCGTTTGTAGCGGTGGAAGGCAGGTAAGTGCCTCGCACGTCGCCAGTGGTCGATGTAGCGGGTGTGGTCATGTCTGCGGCAGTGAATGTGCCTGTATCGTTTGCAAGGGTGTTGTTCCAACCCACGCGAACCATGTAGCCAGCATCAAATGTGCGCAATGGCAAGCCAAGGATATCAGTTGTGCCGACAGTAATTGCCACGGGCAATGCGCCGCTGATTGCAATGCTGGAGATTTGGTAGAACGCTTTTTTGCCAGAGACGTTAGCCACGGCAGAAGAGGTTGTACCAGTTGCAATCACTTCGGTCATTGGTTGGCCGTAGTAGTCGTAACCAGACACCGTCAAGTTGCGGCTTGTGCTGATGGTGCCAGAAGCGGTGGTTAACTGAACAGCGCGTGCGACGTCCAATTGGATCACTGTGGTACCGTCTGTGCGAACAACAGACTTGGCAGAGGTACCAGCAGTCAGCGTCAAGTTGCCAGCAGCAGCAGGGGTCTGCGAAGCGGCAATGTTTGCTGTTTGCAATGTTTGTGGAACCATGTCCCAAACGTACTCACGACCCAAAGGACCAACGCCAACTTCCATTGGTGAAGGATCGCCGAGGCCAGAGTTGCCAGAGGCAGTGATTGTGATCGAACCAGTGGCTGACGAAGAAGCACTCAAGTTGTAAGTGCCTGTGCCGCCTGCACCAGTGCCGAAAGAAGTGATGTATGACCCAGCAGTAATGCCAGTGCCAGACACGAATTGGCCGAGAACCAAAGAGTCACCAGAGTTCATGGCTGTCACAGTCATGACCGTGCCAGTCACCGAACCAGTGATCACCGCTTCAGAGTTTGTGTTGTTTGTACCAATGTAACCTTGGGCAGTACCCAAGAATAGGTCATCGCTAAATTGAGGCATTTTTTTCTTCCTTGTGGCTTGAACCACTCAGGGTTTAAAAAAAGGGCTGGCTTTTTAGACCAGCCCTGTTTGGATTACATACCCGGTGTGCCGTAGGCGCAACGTGGGTCTGTGTAGCCGACATCGTAACGCTCGGTCGCTTTGTAGCGCATAGAGTCGGTTTCGAAGTCGCCTTCCATGGTTTTTTCCAGACGGCGGCGCATCAAGAGCTTGAAGCCCTCGGGAGCGTCGGTCTGCACCCACCATGCGGTAGCGCTAGTCAAACGGCTGATCACGGCAGCGCCTTCGTCCAACAAACCAATGGATTTCACTGGGTTGATGTCGTTGTTGGCGTTACCAGTGCGCAGCACTGATTTCAAGAGCACTTCAGCTTGGAAGATGTTGCCCGGAGCCACCACCAATTGGCGGGGAACCAAACGGATGCGTTTGCCGTTGTTGTCAACAGCTTGGCGGATTTGAATCAGCATTTGTTCCAAAGAAGTTTGGGACAAGACAGCGGCGGTAGCCAACTGGTTGCTGAAAGTGCCGTTCACGATGGGGTGAGCGGTGTTGATCAAAGACACACCGTCGCCGCCGGGGTAGGCACTGTTGAAGGCGGTATTGAGCACGTTGGCTGACAACAGTTCTTTGGTTTCCACCAAGGATTGTGCCAAGTGGCGTGCATAGACTTGACCCAAACGGATGTGATCACCGTCCTCAACCAACACTTTGGTCAAAGCGAAGGCCAAGCCATACACTTTGTACACATAGCGTTTCAAGAACAGGACACCACCTTGTTGGTAAGTCACTGGAGTACCGTCAGGCAACTGAGGAGCTGCACCGAAACCGTACAAAACGGGTTCTTCGTGGTAGTTACGTGGAATGCCGTCTTCTTCGCGGAACACACGGCTCCACTCGTCGGCACGTTGGTCATAGACTCCGTCGAAACATTCGTTGAGGATTGGCTCAACAATCGAACGGAAGTCCGTACTGCGCATTGGGGCTGCCATTTTCTAGCTCCTTGTGTTAGACAACTGCCGTAGTGGCGGCTGTGAATTGGGTGTAAGACATGGTGGCTCGAACGATCACATAAGCGTCGCCCCAGTTGTTGTCCGGATAAGGTGCGATGTCAACCACGCGCATTTGGCCTTGTGCACCGTTCGTTTGAGCGGATGCAATTGCCAAAGTGGCTTGCGACAGACCAGTGGTTGTTGAACCAGCGGTGATGTTGCTGAAGTTGAACTCGTTACCAATGGCGGTTTGAGTCAAAGTACCGTCCATCTGGATTTCATACACGATCAGGGGATCGTTGTAGAAATAGGCCACGATGGCAGTGCCAGCAGTGTTTGCAGGCCAGTAGTTCGACACGCGACGACGACCAGTCACATCAGTCCACTCAACACCGTCGAACGCGCCAGCGACTTGGTAGCCAGAAGTGGCAGCCGAGTTGCCGGGTGTACCAGCGGGGATGATAGTGCCGTTAGCAGCACCAGTGGAACCGACCGTGGCGGCGGTTGTGTACGTGATTGGTTGGCCCTTCAAAATGTTGACGGCCAAACCAGAAGTGATACCGTTAGCCAGCGCCTGAGCGCGATCCAGACCAGAAGGGTGGAACGCAGGACGCAAGCCAAACGGAGCAGAGGTTGCACTCATAAAAAACTCCTAGAGGTTAACCCGAAAATACGGGCGTTTTGCTTGGTTGTTTATCAATACTGCCAATTCCCTCGCCCTCGACATCTACAAGTCGTCTGCCGTTGCTGTCGCGTGTACCTTGGAGACTTTCCAGTTGAACACGGATTTTGTCCGCTTCTTCTTGAGGTTTGTCATGGTGATGATGCGCCATAACCTCTTGGTAAATATCCATCGGCAACTTGAACAAAAGCATTTCGTTACAAGAGATAAACCCAGCATGTTCACCAGACTTCACGCGATAATTTTCATAGCCGGGCAACTCATCCGATTTAACGGGAACGTAGCCAAGGCGAATCCTTTTATCAATGGAGTCGTAACTGTTGGTTGTCGAAAGCCAGCAAAGATGCCACCCATCCATGTTGGGCAGCTTTGGCAATGCTGATTGCGTCCACTCCTCGCTCCACATCTTTCGACGTTCCTGCGCAGAAATGAACTGATCTTCAGGCGCTGCGTGGGATGCTTCCCCGTTAGAACGGTCTTGACGACCACCAGCGTTGAGAGATTTTTTAAGGCGTGAGTCCATGATTAGTTCTCCAAGTATTAGTTGCGGTTTTGACGGTCGTATTTGATGAAATTTTCAATCATCTTGGCTTTGCGTGCGGGGTTTTCCCACGCGCCAGCATCTTTCATTGCCTTGACTCGTTCGGGAGTCAAAACGAACTGGGAGCGGTTGCTGCCCCCAAATGATGCTGAAGCCTCACGACCAGAACTTGCCACAGTGTTCCTCGGTTTCCTAACGTCTGAATTGACGTCTGTGTTTGCATTGTAGCGGTGTGGCAACGCTTTTTGCAAGCGGCTGTCGAGTTCTTTCCAATAATCTGGATCGGCAGCGTCCCACCCTTCAGCGATCAGTGCTTCATCATGCTTTTTGGCAATCAGAGAATCACGATCCGTGGCGTTGGGGTTGAACCAACTATTGCGTCGCGTCCAATCTGCGGCATGACGTTGCACTTCGGGGTCGGGCAGTTGGACGTCATCGCGCTGTTGGGGTTGTTGGCGCTGTTGTTGCGTGGCGTTGCGCTTGATTTGGTTCAATTCAGCAATTTCTTGCTTGGCTTGATCCAAAAGTTCTTGCGCTTCGACCATTGAATGGCCGTCATTGCTGCTCACGGCTTCGGCCAACTTCATTTTGGCGTATTCGTACTTGACTTGGCTGTCTTCAATGCCTTTGTCAATGCGTGCAAGGTCGTTTTGGCGCGTGCGGTCTTCCACACTTGCCAAGCGGCGCTTGAACTCTTCGTTTTCGCGCTGAAGCTGCTGCAATCGAGCGTCTTTTTCCTCGTTTGTCTTGCGAATCAGGTCTTTTTTGGCGCGGCGGCGGTTGCGCTTGGCCGCACGGAGTTCTTCACCATCGTCTGGATGGTCTGCATCTTCGTCAACCGTAGTATTACTACGATTTTCATCGGTGCTTGAGGCTTCGGAGGCCTGTTCGGTGTCATCGGGCAAGAAATTTTCGGGCAAATCAATGACGGCTGAACCGTCAGATGCCTCGGAAATTTCCATTTCGACGGGTTTTTCTTTGTTCGTGGACATTGCGTTCCCTTGTTAGATGAAAACTTTGAATGAAAGTGGGTCGTCAGTCACCTTGCCAATGATTTCGTGGTCATTGAGGATCATGAACAGTGCTGGTTCTTCCTTGTCTTCGCCCGGAACAACTCGTTCCCAGCGATCACCGCCCCAGCGCGGCACGCGCAAGTAGTCGCCCACCTGCGCCCAAGTGCCTTCAGCCCACGGCTGCATGGTGTCGCGGTTTTTGAAGGCCAATGGTCCAAGCGCAACGACTCGGCCAATGGTGTTTTGCCACTTTTCATTCTCTTTGACCTCTTCGGTGAGGATCAATTTCAAGTTCCCAACCTTCATGTCTTTTTGGATGCGGCGAAGCTGCACCAAGACTCGTGCGCCCAACGGAGCAATGCCGGGGCTTACGTCAGGGAACGCCCATGCCAAGGCGGCAGGGTCGCAAACGCCATCGCTACCTGTTAAGGTTTGAATTGGCTCTCTATCACTCATAGTCACACTCCTTAAACACCATATTGCAGGTGCATCGTTTAAGCGCTTTTCAGCGCGGCCTCAGCCCCAAGGATTAGGGGCTTATTCTTTGTTTTCTTCTTCGTCCGCCATACGGTCATACGAGTCAAGGACGTATTTCAGCCCTTGCGCCTCGCCCACCATACGCTGGTACGCCTCAAACGTGACGGCATTGCCTGCCATCAGCGATTGCGCAATCTCTTGCTGGCGAACCTTGATCACATGGATCAGTTGTTCAATCATTTATTTTTTTTGCCCATGCTGGACAAACCGCCTTGGGCTTTTTTGCCCGAGTCCTTCATGGCTTGGCCGTTGACGGGCGCACCTTGTGCAAGGCGTTTGTGTTGAGGCACATTGATGCCCTTTTGTTCTTGATCAGACGTTGCCATTTTCGGCTCCTTGAGGTTGTGCAGCGGGTGCTGCGGGTTGTTGCATGGCCGCTTGTTGCAGGTTTGCGTCCTGCGTCATAGCGTGCTTCTGCAAATCGTTTGCTTGCTCTGCGCCGTGCATCTGCAAAGCGTTTTGTTGTGCCGAATGCTCTTGGATTGCTTGGCCTGTGATCTTGGCGTTCTCAATGGCGATCTTGGCCGCAATCTCTTTGTCGTGCTCGGCGGACGTGGCGGCGATCTTGGCCTGCGCCTCTTGCGCGCGCTGGGCATCTGCCTGAGCTTTGCGCTGAGTCTCCGCCATGCTGGTGTCTTTGACGACCTGCGCGTCGGGCGGCAACTGGCCTTGAGCAGCCTGAGCCTTTTGCTGGGCTTGTTGGATGATCTTTTGGAAGGCTGGAATGAACTGGCTGAACACTTCCCCCGTATCAAGCAATACGTGGCCTCCAACGGTCGTGTAGAGCTTGTCAATGGTCGCCGTCATGGTCGGGTCTTCATAGTTGTCCACGGGCTTGCCGCGGTTGGCTTTAGCCACGTAGCCATTGGAGCGGTTCAAGTACCACAGCGTCATGTGTTGCTTGATGTGCTCAATCAAGTTGTTGAGGTAGTTCGGGTCGGCAAACGGCGACTGACCCAAGAATGGGTTGAGGCCAAACTGCAAGTGATCTTGGATGTGCGCAATGTGATCTTGCTGCATGTAGGCATAGGACGGCTGACCCAGCAACATGGCGGCGTTCTCGTCGGCACTGGTGCGCTGTTCGGGCGCAGGCGTGTCCTTCATCAACTCGTTGATGTTTGGCACTTTCATTTGCTTCAGGAAGCGCGACATCACCGCTTGCATATTGAACTGCTCGGGGTGCTTCTCGGCCAGCGCCAACACAGCTTGGTTTTGAGCCATGCGCTGGGTTTCGCTGAAGATGTGCGGGTCGGATACTGGCACAACATCGGTGTTGCGTGCAAAGTCTTCGCGGTTGATTTCCAAGTCGGCAACAATTTCGCCTTTTTGCATCTCGTCCAAGTGCCAGCGGTTCAAGCGGCAAAGGATTTTGAGCACACGGGCTTGGGACTCGTGCAAACGTGCGTGGATGGCGCTGAACACCGCCGCGCCTTGCTCAATCAGAGCTTGGGTTGTGCCTACGGGCGCGTTGTTGCTGATGTCGGCAATCTTCTCTTCGCTGGTGCTCACCACGCCTTTGGCCGCAGTGTCCAGCCAGCCAAGCAACTCAAACAGCACTTGGCTGGGCGGATTGAACGGCATGGGCATGGCGATCTGGCGGATGTCATTCACGCCGGGTGCGCCCTCAATCTCCACGATCTGCGTGACGTCAACTTGTTGGCTTTGGCCGCTGATCTTCGCTCCTTTGAGCTTGAGCATGGTCGCCGCGTTGTTGATGTGCGCGGAGTCTAGAAGAGCACGTAGAGCGCCAGTAAGAGCAGCAGATAGGCCACCGATAAGATGAGGCAGACCAATAGCATAAGCACCCCTCCAAGGGATAAATTTGAACTCGACGATCCAGTCCAGCTTGGACATGGTTTTATCTGTCTCTTCCCAGTTGCGATACAGGCCAAGGACTTCGTTGTCCAACTCATCAATCATCAAGATGTAGGGAGCCATCTTGCCCTTGCTGTACTTGTCGTCTTCAAGTTCCAGCCAAGTGTAGATGTGGTAGACCTTGCGCACGCCATCTTCGTTGTCTTGATGGTTGCGGCCTTCGATCTTGTTGTTGGCCTGCTCGGGCTTGGTTGGGTCGGGCGTCTGCGTGGCGCGGATCACGTCCACGTCTTTGTACATCCCGCTGTCAATGCGGCGATTGAACTCCCAATGGGTGATTTCGTGCACTTCAGTGGCGCGCTGGGCGGTGTAGAAGTTGCTGGCCGCAAAGGGAATGATCACACGGTCGATTGGCAAGAACTCCACGCATGGGCGCTTCTTCTCTTCGTCAAACCACAGCTTGAAATACTGTGAGCCGCCCAAAGGCAACTGAGTGAGCAACTGCTCTTGTTCGTCGCGGAACTCTTCGATTTGCTCGGTCAACTGCCAATTCATAAAGTCGCGCTTGCGCTCTGAGCGCTCGGACTTGATGTCATCCATCTTGCCGATGATCTTGGTGCGCACTGGGCCGTCTGGCGGGAACATCTCTTTGATGGCGCGCGCGGCGAAGTCCACACAGCCTTCAGCCATGGCGGGGTGCACAACTTTGGATGCGCCCATGAAGGTTGCGCCACCGGGGGCATCGTTGCCCATGCCAGTGCGCTTGAGGCCTTCTTCATACTTCTTGTCGCGCTCTTCGCGTGCGTCTTTGTCTTTTTGCACCAAGTCGATGTAGCGCATACCCAATGACATCAACTTAAACTGGTCGTACTCTTCGGCCATGTTTTGGTAGAAGTCGGGACTTTCTTCGGGGCCTTCGTCCACTAAATTGACGATGGCACTGCCGTCCGGCATCTCTTGGATGTCGGTATCAATGTCGGGCATTGTGACGTTGGCGCTGCCGTCCTCGTTCTCTACGATTTCGGGTTGGTTCAGTTCGTCCATCATTTAGCCTTCTTCTTTGAATTTCGTGTTAAAGCAAGACGCATAGTGTCGAGATTATCCGTCACTTTGCCGCCTTTTTTGTAGCCCTCTTTTTGCAACCTTGTCAAAAACTTTTCGTTTAAGTGTTGCGAAGGCGTGTTGCGCGTCAAGTCCATGAAGCCCAGCTTGCGGCCTTTGGTTTTTTTGATGTGCTCATGGAACTCTGGCAGCATCAGTTCTTTGGGTACTGGGTGGAACATCTCACCCAAGTCCTCGCCGTGCAAGACGTGCGGGAAGGCAGGGTGCAGTTCAGGTTGGTACGAACGCACGCCACTCAACTGAAACAAGCGTGGGCCGATTGCGTGAGTCGGTGCACCAAGCAACTCAGGCTCGGTGGTTTCTTTCACGGTCTTGTCGTAGTTGATGATCTGGCCTTTTTTACCGCCCACCCCAAGCCCACCCATTAAGTTTGCCATCTCGCGGCGCTGGTCAAAGGTGTTGAGGTTCTTGAAAAAGTTTTTGTTGGCGATGTTGTCATTGCCCTCAAAGTATCTTTCGCCCATGTTGTTGGCTAACGATGCCAGCTTGGCGTTGATGGCGTCGCGCAGTTCGGGCGTCATCTTGCCAGCCTTGATCGCCGCCTTAAATTGCTTGAGCAGCAAATCAAACACCATTTGGTTTGATGTGTGCTGCTCTGGCGCGCCAAGCAGGGTTGACCAGAGCACATTGCCTTCAGGATGCGCTCTAGTTGCGTTGACCATTTTGGATGCGGCCATTGGCGAGTTCACACCCCATGCCACGCCCTTGTAGTTTGGGTCAACGTGCTGCAAGGACGAGAAGCCCGGACCTCCTAAGAAGCCCTCACCCACCTTGGTGCGGTCGGATTGCGTCACCTTTAGGTGTTTGCCTTCATGCTTGCCCAGCACCTCGGAGGCCTTCTTTGCCTCGGGCTTGTACTTGGCCGACATCTCTCTGCGCATATCTTCCACCGAGGGCTGTCCACCAACCTTCAAGCCTTGGGGCTGGGGCGGCCGCATGGCGTTCAAGGCTTGGCCTTGGCGCGTCATCTGCAAGATGTTGCTGGGCGGCTGCTGCGCGGGGCTGGATGCGCCTGCGCTGGGCGGCATTCCACCTTGAGGCTGGCCTTGAGGTTGACCTTGCTGGTTCTTGGTTGGGTCGAGGTTGGGCTGGGCTTGCATCAGTTGCATACCGGGCTGCATGGTGTTCATGTCCACGCCGCCCATGCCGTCTTGTCCGCCTTCGTTGATGTACGCCTTGGTGTCCAAGTTTGGCGCTTCGTCCGCGCCCACTGATTGCAATTCACTTGACGGGATTGCCAACTTGTTTTGCATCAGCGCTGTGCGCATTTGATTGACCGAGGGCTGCACCGTGCCGCCCATGGCTTTGTGGATCATCCCGCCTGATTTGTACAGCGGCAAGCCGTTTTTGAGAATGTCTTGACGCATTGGCTCGGTGATAGGGAAGTGATGCACTGCTACTGTTTTGGCTGGATGAACAATCGGCTCAGGGAAGTGCCCAATGCCCGGTGCGGCGATTTGTTCCTCAACTCGCTCTGGATGGGTCTCAATGTGATGGCCATGCAACTCGGTCTTCACGCCGTGCTTCTTGCCAATGGCGTTTAAGATGTTGGGAACCTTCTTGTCGTAGAACGCCTTCATGCCTTCACCGCCAACTTGCAGGTCAACATTGGGGAAGGTGTAGACGCCAGTCGATCCCGCGCGGTTGCCTTCTTTGTTCGTGATTTTTTCGGCCATCTCTTTGCCAACATGAGATGCCAAATCTTCAGGAGCAACTCCATGATGAAGCGTCTCAAAAGTTCCGCCGCCTTTAGGAACATATCGCAGGTGATATTTGTCGCCTTTTTTCTCGTAGGACAACGAATCAATGTGCTTAGACAAGCTGTAGCGGTCAGCCTGCTCTTGGCCGGGCGTCACCACAATGCCGTGGTAGCCCTTCTCAGCCGCATGGTGGATCAGACGCTTGAGCGCCATCTCTTCCCAGTTCTTTTTGAATGGGGCATTGGGTACGCCATTCATTTGTTGAGTTTTTACCCAATTTTGATATTCGTTAGTCAGGTGCTCAATGGCTTTTTCATTGCCAGCATCTTGCGCTTTGTCCCAATCATTTTGGAATTTTTGCAAATACTCTCTTTGCGGCAATGACAGTTCGGATTCATGTTTGGCACGCAATTCATCAGCGCTCATCAAGGGCATGTCTTTGATGTTGTTGTAGCCCTTCTCGCGCCCTTGCTGATGCCAGTCGGATTGCAACTCTTCAAGGTGCAACAGCTTCTTGCCCTCGGGTGTCATGCGATCTTTGAGGCGCATGGACGCCAAGATGTCAGGCTCACCATTGAAGTGACCGACCACGCCTTTGAACTTGTCTCCGCCCTGTGGCGCTTTGATCAGCATCTCGCGGTAGTTCTCGCCGCCGGGCAGTGTCCAGTCGCCATGAGCTGGGCCTTCCATCTCCATTTGCTCTTCGGCTGCACGCATCAGGTCATGGTTGTGAGAAGAGTCAACCGCATCTTCGGCCATCTCTTGAGCGATGTCTTCGGCCTCGTGCCGTGATACACCTTCTCTGCGCAACTGGTCAAAGGCTTCTTCGTATGCAATCTCGTGGGCGCGTTCTTTGATGTCCGACAGCTTTGGGTTCTCCAGCACCTTCTCGCGCACGGCTGGCGCTGGCTTCTTGTTAAGGTGCTTCAAGAACTCTTCATGCGTCATGCGGGGAGCGTTCATCAGGTCTTCAAGGCCACGCTCTTTTAGTTCCGTGGGCTTGACGCCGGGCAATGCCATCATCTCCTTCAGAAACTCCGAACCAGTGCCGACCTTGCGCTTGAGCGCCTTGGCGGCCATGTCCATTGCCGAATAGAACGGCTTGCCTTGTCCAACGAGTTGTTTCATAGTGGTCGTTCTTCCATTTCAAGGTGGTGGGCGTGCGTTATGCGGCCGCCATGGGCTTCGTGGTGCGGTGCAAGCGTGTACATCTGGTCGGGCGCATACCCAGCCAACTCTCGCACTGATGTGACTTCTCGTGGGTGCTCGTCTTGCTCGTGCACCACGAATACTCTGTGGCCTTGGCTCATGCGCTTCATGGCCTCAAGTTCGTTTGGCACGCCTTGCCCATGTTTGCGCAACTTGCCAACAATGCCACCACGAGCCAATGGCATCTGCATTTGCATGGGTTCACCATACTGGTTGGTGTTGATGACTTGCTTGGGGTTAACGTCATACGAATTCAGCGGGAAGTTCTCGCGGCGCTCTGCGTCACTCATGTTTCTACGAGCCTGCACTGCGCGCGCTTCGGCCTCGCCACCAAGGTGCTGATAGTCCCTGAAGGCGTTCTTGAGGATGTCTCTTTCGTCCATCAGGCCTTGTTTTTGCATGATGTTGACCAAATCCTGACGTTTTTTGAGCAATTCTTCATACTCTGGCGTACCCGTTGCATGTGTCAATAGGCCGTTTATCGTGCCTACGATGTTCATGTATTTTTTGCGCTCTCTCAGCCTTTGCTCGGTGAACATATCGACGTTGCCGCCACGAGGCCAGTTCTCAATGTCTTGCACGGCGTGCTGGACTTCATGCAGGGCGGTGCTGCGCGGCTCTTCCAAAAATGCGCGGCCATTGACGTTGATCAATTTGCCTTGCTGTGAACCCAAAGGTCCCGCAAGACCGTTGTTGCCTTGCTTGAGAATGGTTTCTCTGAGTTGCGGATAGGCCTTGTATAGCTCGGGGTGCTCCAGCGCAATGTCCAATCGATTGCCAGTCAGATTTGGGCTGGCGTTGATGCCGTGGTAGCCGCCTGCCTCTTCTTTGAGCTTGGCAAGTTTGGCTTTGACTTCTTTGCGTGCGGCCACGGCGTGCTTGGGGAACAAGTCCTTGGCCTCCTTCTCGTGCTGCAATGATCTTTCAATGCCCATTTTCAGTTCGCCTTGCTTTTCTGCGTTGGCCATAGCCATCTCCGCAATGTCGGCGTGAGTCCTGAACTTGGATGCCTTGTCGCTGATTTCCTGCTTCCAGCCGCCGCTTGGGCTTCTAAATGTGCCAGTCTTGCGCCAAATCTCTTCGGGCGTGTGTTTTTGCTTTTCAAGTTTTGCGGCCATGAAAGCGTGATTGGCGTCCCATGTGGCTGCTTCGGGTCCAATGAAGATGCTGGGCTTGGTCGTGTGCTTGATGTGGTGCGTGTCTGCGCTGACTCGGCTACCCTTTTTGAACAACGCCAAACGCATGGTGTCCATGTCTTTGGTCGCGTGGATGCTTCCACCATGAGCCGCAGAGTCACCGCTTGTAGCATCTCCAGCCGAGCCATCGCTCACGCCTACTCCATCATTACCGGGCGCAGTTGAGACGCCGCTATTGACCGATCCAGTGGGCGCTTGCCCGTTTGCCGTGGCTTCATCTGATTGCGCATCTAACCCGTTAACGGCATTTACAGAAGTTGGGCTAATGGGGGACATTGAGTCCATCATGCTTTGGGCAACCAAACCCATAACGGAAAAAGGAGCCATTGCGGATAGGCTGTAACCAATATCACCCACTACCGAACCAGTCGGTGAACCATTTGTCGCTGTGCTTGTTGTGGCGTTGCTGTTGCCACCCTGAAGTAAATCAGCTTGCGTGGCAGCCAAAGCGGCTTGTTGCGCCAACTTCTCCTCGGCTGGTGTTAAGGAGATTGCATTTGATGTGGGCTGCACATCACCTTGGAGCATTGGGTCGGTTGCTGACAACTGAGTCAATGGAGCCATTGAGCCGCCGTCTGCTTTCTTGGGAATCCAATTCGGGTTGGACTGCAACGCTGTAGTAGGCATACTCACGCCGCCTTCATACGATCCATGCAGCATCTCTGGTGGCAGCAGCAAAGACTTCTGAGGTGCAAACTGAAAGTGCGACATCAACTCACGTTTGTGCGCAAGGTGACGTGCTTCGTCCTCCAACATGCCGCGCCGACGCGCTTCATACGCTGCCTCTTCCTGCTTTGCCACTTCAGCTTTTAGCTCTGCATTCAGGGGAGAGTAGTTGACATAACTGTTTTGTCCTCTGGTCTCCGATGTCATCGCCATGCGTGCCAATGGAGAGAACATGCCGCTGTGCGCTGCCCATGCTTGCTCCTCACCTTTAGGGCCAAACTGCGAGCCATGCACACCATGACCATAGAAGTCATGCACCGCCCTGAACATGTCATTAGCGCTCAGTCCAGTCTCTGGATCAACTTCATGAAGGTGCTGATGAGGTTCGCCACCTTGGTAGACGTACAAGTGACGGTTGTTGTAGATGTCGTTCAACATCTGCTTGCTGCTGGAGTAATTGCCTTCACCGTTCTTGTGAAAACTCATGTTGATCGGCAGCGAGTGAAACTGTTCTTTTGTCTCTTTGATTAACTGTTGGTAAGCATGGTTGACCAACTCGTCATAATCCTTTGCCTTGCCGACATGCTTGGGCATACGCTTCTTGTAGGCTTCGTAAACTCTCTTCTTGTACTCTGGATGATCCGAAGCAGCCAATGCAAATATGCGCGCAATAGGAGCTTGCTTAACCAATGAACTAGGGCTGTTAAAGATTGGCGCGTAGTCTTTACCTAAGTGCTTGCGGGAATACTCGTGCGCCGCTTCATGAACAAAGTTCTTTTCAGACTTGATCAACCCCGAGATTTGCTCATCCGTAAGTGGTTGCGCAGTTGGGTTTCGTGATGATCCCCTGACAGTTTGGGGATATTGCCCACTTTCTTCGAGAAGTCCTTGTAACTTTGCCGCGCCCTTTTCAAGGCGTCGTGGACGGATGCGCCAGAATGCGCCTTCTTGTGCTGTTTCATATTTGTTTCCTGTCATTGGTTGCCTTCAGGGACGGATTCCCCCAATTATGCCCTGCCACCCCATTTGCGTCTACACCGCATAAGGGTTGGTGCGTCCGTGGCGCTTGTTGAACTCTTCGGCGTCGATCACATCGTTCTCATCGTAGTCGTCACGAGGCGGCGCGTCAATGCTGATCCACCCAGCATCGCGCAAGTACCGCAGGGCTTGGCTGGTGCAGTCCACAAACTCGTCGTGCAGCGTGCCTTCGGGGAAGGAGCATATCTGGCTAACCATGCCCTCCGCCCAGTCGCGCACGTAGCCCTTCTTGACGCCAGACTCTGGAATCCATACGCGCCCAGCCCTGATGATGTTGGCGACGATAGACAGCCGTTGTATCTTGTCGGCTCGACCCGGGTTGTAGGCATGGACGGGCAGGTGCGCTTGGTGCAAGTCTTGGATCAAGCTGATGCCTGCGCTCTTGTCCTCCACCAGCAGCAAGTCCACGCGCTTCTTGTCCTTGCCCTCGCCATACACCACCTCATACTCATCGATGACCTTTGGCCGCAGTTGTGGGTACTGAAGGTGCTCTTGCCAACAATCCAAGACGAGAACGCACATGCCGCCGTCCAAAGGCTTGAACACTCCGAAGGTGATGCAACCCGTGGGGTCATTGTGCGTCTTCTCGCTGGTCGCGCAGTCGTAGCTCTGGATGATGTACTCCAGCTTGGGGAAGGGCTTGCCGTGCGGCCAGAGCCTGAACCAGTCGCGCTTGACGATGCCACCTTCTTCGGGGTCGATGATTTCGGCGTGAATCTCCTGACGTCCCAGCTTTGTGCCTTCGTACTGGAGAATCTGCTGTTGGAAGCTGGGCGCAAGGTTTGCAAGGTTGACGTAAGTTGACGCCGATGTCACCGTGACGTCTTTACCTTCTCTGTCCAGCAAGTCCATGATCAGTGGCTTGGGCTTGGGCGTAGTGGAGGCAATGATCTTGGTCTTCGAGCCAAGCCGCACCGCGAACATGATCATGTCCCATGCGTCTTGCAGGTAGTCCCATGCGGCCAACTCATCCAGCCACGCGCCATGCCATTGACCACCGCGGAAGCGCTCAGGCTCGGACGCCGCAATGCCCTTGATGAACGAGCCATTGATCAGCTTTAGCTCGTGCAGGCTCTTGTTGTAGTCAGCAATGAGTTCTTTGGGGATGACGTTGAGCAGGCCTGAGTCACCCTCAAAGCATGTGCCACGGATGTCGCCGCTCGTCGGGGCGGACACCAGCCATCGAGTGTTGGGCGTCTCCCATGCCCACTCGGCCAGAGTCTCTGCGGCCGCACGAGTCTTACCCGCGCCGCGCCCAGCCAGCATCAGCCAGATATTCCACCAGTCACCCACTGGCTCAATCTGATGCTTGAAGGCTTGCTTGTACCACTTCATGCGCCAAGTCACCACGGCTTGTTGCACGGGTGTCAGCTTGGCGAATGTTTCGGTTAGGTAGTCTTCGTCGGCGAGGATTTCTTCGACAGCGCTCATAAGATGCTGAGAGTCTCTTCTTTGGTCAATACGATCTCTTCACCCTCTTTGGGATAGTCGTGCTGTTTGTAGATAACCATGAGAGCAAGGATGCGTGGCGCTTCATCCTCCAGCAGAGTTTTCGGCACGGCCACATAGTCGTTATCCCACAGCCATCCATTGACAACATTGCTCTCGTCTCTGCCCCAAATAAATGCAGGCCATTGATACAGACGGATGCGGAGTCGTCGGCTTGCAAGCATCCGCGTCGGGATGTCATACCAAACCCAGCGGAAGGTCACATATGGTTTTCGCCATGTGCCAATGGTGATGTTGAGGCCAATGCCGGGAATGCCGCCCTCTGGTGTGTAGTGGATCATCACGCCGCCTCGTAAGTCATCTCAAAGATGTCAGGTTCGCAAGCATAAACATTACCATTCTCTTCTGTAATGATCCATTCGCCAGAGGTAACAAGATGATGACCTTCAAACGTTTTAATGTATGGTCTATTGTGCCAAGCGTTATTCAACACCGCAGAATGGTCGCCCATCTTGAACCATTGCGTAGCCTCAATCACCACAGGCCTCTTTTTAAACTTTGCCATAGCTATTCCTTTCAATTCATGTGAGTTTATTATACGCAGGTTAGAAAAGTTTTTGTAAAAAATTTGGGAATGGGTGAGTAGGCCCCCCTCTCCGCAGTACCTAACCCAGCCCTACCCCCTAGGGGTATCGTGCCGAATCGTTGCCCAGCGAATCTCTAGGCCATGCCGTGCGAATAGCTAACCGATATTATGTTAAGTTATTTGTTGCGCGATTAACGCACGCGGTTATTGTCGGCGGGAGTGAGG